CCAGGACTATAACAACCTCAACAAGTACGTCCGTGCCGTCGCAACCATCCAAGCCTGCCTCTACGCGCCAGAGATCGACAGGGTCATCAACCTGATTGAGACCCTAGGCGCCAAGAGCCAACGAGTAGAAGGAGTGGCTAAAAGATCTAGTTAGAGCACGCGGTGAAGCGTACATTCTGTGGCGGCTGTGTTACCAAATGGGTAAGCGACCATTAGAACTGATGGGGGAACTTCCTCCAGGTTCGACAGAGCCGTGGACAGAAGGTGAACTTGCCTTCATGAAGGGCGGGTTCATGGGGTACGACGAGGAGCAGATGATGATCATGAAGGCTCAAGCCGGTGCACGTCTTATCTAGGTCTAAGGCTTCGTAGGGTGAATCTTACAGTGTTCACCCGTTCCTTTGGACCTGTTACAGGTCCTGCAAAGGACCTGGTATTTGTCCTTAGGGAACCCCTCGCCTTTGATCCGGACGTGGAGGTTGTAGCCTCGCAAGTCTCCTCTGTTACCTCCGATAGGAATGATGTGGTCGATCGAGAGGTTCACTTGTGAGCCGCAGCAATTACACACACGACCGTAATGATCGTACACTTCGGTCTTCACCTGTTTCGCGTGAAGACGGTGTGCGGTCTTTTGCTGTTCAGGTTTATAGTGAGCCTTCTGGTACTCTCGGTTGCAAGGACGACAGTACCCTCCAGTCCCTGAAAATTCCTCAGCCGGTTTGTCCAGCTTACACATCGAGCATCTCGGCATCTGACTCTATTTTATCACAGCGTCGAGGCCTTATTCAAGTGCAGAGTTTTCGGTGTGAACATCCAAGCGTCTGTAGTCACTCCGGCACACCTTTGCGGTTCAAAGCCCTGGCTGGCTGTTTCTCCTCCGCTAATGGCGGCTGGGTGGGTTGAGGGCAGTTGACGGATGGCCGCTGGGGCAACTTACCGCATCAATGTAAACATCAACGCCACCAACATGGCACCTGGTGCGTTACAGGGTGCTCTCCAGCAGATTAGTTCCTTTCAGAACTCGGTAAACGGGGCTACGTCGGCTTTCGGCAAGTTCACCGAAAGCATTCTCGCTCCAGTTCCGGTTATCGGCGGTGCTCTGAAAGGAATCACCGATGCAGTCGGCGGCATGTTCTCGTTCATCACCTCTGCCGTTACTGCGCCCATCGGTGCCATCAACGGCCTACTCAGAACCTTTATCAACTACCGGACTGGTGTTATCGCTGCAGCGGCCGTAGGGGCGATGGCTTGGCCTCTCAAGCTCGCCTCTGACCTTGAAGAGGCCCAGATTGCCTTCGAACAGTTCCTCGGGTCAGCACAAAAGGGTAATGATATGCTGGCCAAGTTGAGGGACTTCGCTAACTTCACGCCATTCACATTCCCCGAACTACGTGAGGCAGCGGAAAACCTGTTGGCGGTAGGCATCAATGCTGAGCGTATCATCCCGTTCATGACCGCTATCGGTGACGCCGCGTCGGGCCTAGGTCGAGGTCGTGCAGGTATTCAGGCTATTTCACTGGACTTCCAGCGCATCGCTGCTCAAGGTAGGGTTACGGCTAGAGATGTGATGGAACTCCAGCGAGTTGGCGTGCCCGCTCTGCAGATGTTGGCTGAAGGTTACGGAGTCACGACCAAGCAAATCCAGAACTGGATGCAGAACGGTGTCCTGCCTGCAAACCGCTCCCTTCGGATTTTGGCCGAAGGCATGGAGAGTCGGTTTGGCGGCTTGATGGAGAAACAAGAACATACGATCGAAGGCCTGTGGTCTACCATCGAGGACATCATCAACAACGACATCCTGGTTCGCTTCGGTACAGGTATTGCCAAGCCGCTCCAGCAAGGCATGGAAGACCTGATCAAGTGGTTCACTCAGGGTGGTGACGCAGTCGAGGCACTTTCGCATTCCTTGGAGTTGTTTGGTAACACTATTGGAACTACGGTAGTCGATGCGGTTCATGCTCTCGGGTTCTCACTCGACACAGTCTTCAAGTCCCGAGAGTTCAAGGAGTCCACCTCGTTCCTAGATCAGTTAGGTATGGTGGGCCGTCAAATCTTTGACGACCTTACTGACCACCTAGGCTCCTTTGGTCGAGTCCTGCGGCAAGTCGGTGACGCCCTCACAGGCGGCTTCATGGAAGTTCTCCGTGAACTTATGGACTGGCTTGCCACTACTGGCATTCCCAGTCTGCAATCGTTCATGGAGTGGCTCGGTCCGAAACTTCGGGACGCTATCGAGTGGGTTCGTACGGTGGGCTGGCCTGGCTTCCTGGCGAAGATGAAGGAGTTCAGTGACTGGTGGAATAGTGGCGGTAAGCAGGCGCTGCAGGACCTTTGGGATTGGCTTGGCCCGAAACTCCACGATGCTATCGATTGGCTGACTCACGAAGGTCTTCCCGACTTGCAGGGCGCCTGGGACAAGGTTTCTGCCACACTCCAAGACGTTTGGCACTGGCTCTCTACGGTTTGGACCGAGATGGACAAACAAGGTGTGTTGAAGACCTTCGGTGAGGGGCTTCAGTCCATCGTCCAAGGAGCCGGTGACATTGCCCATATTTTCGGCGAAGCGGTTGAACAACCACCGCCTAGAGCTCCTGGTCGTACTCCTGAGCAACAGGCCGCAATCGAAGCGGAGTTGGCCAAGACTGGTGGTTGGGCGGTAGAAGCTGAACGGCAGCGTGCACATCAGGAACAGGTGACTCAGAACGCTAAGGACTTCGTTGAGGGTCTGAAGACTGTTGCCGCTGCATTCAAGGCCATTGCTGACGCAATCAGAGACGTTCTCGACGAGCTGGACAAGTTCATAGCATGGCAGAACGAGCATACCATCAAGCCGCCATCGGCAACAGACATTCCTGGCCTCGGCGACTGGCTCAAGGACAACGGCGGCATCCTGGGCTGGTTGCAAACACGCGGGAGAGATGCTGCGGCACTCAATGCTGCATGGACTGCACAGCCGTATACTGCGCCTGAGAGTCAGTTGGCGAACACTGCTGAAGCCTGGGCCGCCAGGAAGGCTATCGTCGATAAGTATGCAGGCGGGGATACATTCAAAGCCATCCCTGCCTTGGCAGAAGCCGGTGCCGTAGGCGAGATTCCTTTGTCCTACCTGGAGGGTTCAGCCCTTAGGGAGCAGAAGAAACTTGCCCTGAAGATGCAGGAAGACCCTGAATTCGCGGCTGAAATCTGGAAGAAGCACGGTATCCAGCAGGGTCAGGCTATGGCCACAGGCATTGCCGACGGTGCTGCTCAAGGCGCTAAGGACAGTGAACAGTCACTGCAGGATACCCATGACGCGATTCAGGACCAACTAACCTGGTCCCATAGCCCTGCTCCGTACTTCATCGATCAGGGCGAGTCCATCATTGAGGGCCTTATCAAGGGCATCGATGACAACAAGCTCGACCTGATGGAAGACTTGCATCGCCTGGTCACAGAGATGCAGGACATCCTCGATCCCAGTAGTGTACTTGCCGCGTGGAAACGTGGCGGTGGAGCCGGCATGGGGACCGGAGCCGGCACTGAGTTGACAACTCCGCAGACCGTTGAAGCCCTCACTGCTGCGGGGCTGTCAGCAGATCGCGTTGCCGATGCCTGTGGTCTTATCGCAGCCCAAGGTGTGGCTAAAGGCTTCGGCGACGCGGTCAAGCTTACTGACGTCCAGAGTATGGCTCAACAACGTGGTGACTGGGCACCTGGTAGAGGAATGTCAGGTCCTGGTGGCTACGAAGACTTGTTGCGCGGGATGGGCTATACGGGTAAGGAAATCGGTGAGCAAGCAGCGCAACAAGCCCTCATGCGCGGCGAGGCAATTACACTCGACACGCCTGGTCACTACTTCCTGGCGACAGGTTACAACCCTGAGACCGGTGCCTATCACGTAGGTTCTACTGGTACAGCACTGCGAGGTGGCTCCGCTGACATGACTGCGGCGCAGATCGCAGCGTTGCCCATTACTGGCGGCGGAATCCGGACATTCATCGAGGCCCAAAAGCAGGGTATGGCGATGAACATCAATGCACCGGACGCTGCTGCTACTCCTGGTGCCGGTATGAACATGTCGGGTGAGCAAGCCTTACGGTTCGCTGCGCAACTAAAGGGTATCAATGCCGAGGACACGCAGAAGATCCTGAACTTCCTCCGTCAGCACGAGAACGGTTCGTTGAACCCTGCTGCGTTCTACGGTAACGGCGGGAATACCGACGTGAACCTGGCGGTCCAGTCAGGTAAGGCGTTCGGTGTCGGTCAAGAGATGCCAGACACGTTCAAGGCCTATGCTGATCCAGGACACGGCGATGCCACGAATCCGCTCGATCAGGCATTGTCGACCATCAACTACATCAACAAGCGGTATGGTGGTATCAACTCCTTGGTTGAGTGGGCTAATCGAGGTCCTTATCAGGGGTATCAGTATGGTGGGCCGATTTTGGAGTCGGTATTCGGTGTCGGGTCGCAGTCAGGACTCCCGTACCTCTTTGGTGAAGGCGGCGATATCGAAGCGTACCGTTCTCGTATGGGCGGCGGTGACGGTGGCATCCATCTTCATCTTGATGCCGGGGCCATCGGTGCTGGAGCGGTTGTGGTCAATGGCGGCGGCCCTGACGTTGCCGGAGACGTGGTCAATGGACTTGCTGACCGTCTCATGGGACGTATCGGCGAACTCTGGCTCGATGCCCACGGAAACACACCTGTGAGAAGGCCGTGACCGTACTATGGCAGTAGTAGGCACGATCCGTAACCTGTCCATAGAGCCTCGAGGATCTGGAACCACTCGAGACACGGGCTTGGTCGCAGACCCCAGACTGCCCTTTATTCCTACTCCTCTGCCTGGTGATGCGCACCCCGACGTACCTGTAGGTGGTACCTTTGCACAAGGCTGGAATACTGCTGCAGGCCTGGGTTATACTCTGACCGGCGGCGGTGTTATCCTCAAGTTGCCTATTGCGCCTGACACGGCTAACATCCAGAGGGACACACGTGAGCTCCAGTTCGTACCGATCGACCAGGGCGAGGCGCCACAGCCTTTGGGGCCCAATCCCAAGGTCTTGTCCTTCACTGCGTGGTGTCCAGGGTGGTGCCGGAAGGTCGAGATTCCTGAACCTTTCGTTCTCACTGCCGAACAGGTTGCTGCCCAGTTGGAGGTGTGGCAAAATGACTCTCAAGTTCTCATCCTGACGATCTCAGGTAAGTATTACCCGATTACGTGGTACTGTTATATTCAGTCGTGGACTAGGAAAATCGGCGATCCGATCGGGGACGAGTTGATCAACATGACCCTGAAAGAGTATCGTCCGGTTATCATCCGCACCGAAGATCAGCCCAACGTCGGTAACGACGACGCACTTTCGGTCGAGACACAGGATCAGACGGACTCAGATGAGGATCGTCCTGATGATACTCCTCAGCAGTACACCGTGAATGAAGGCGACTCGTTGTGGGCTATCGCCCAGTCGATTTACGGAGATGGGTCCAAGTGGCGTCAGATCTTTGACGCCAACGGCGACACTATTTCCGACCCGAACAACATTCAGCCAGGCATGCTGCTGACCATTCCTCCTGCTACACCAGTAGGTAGTGCAGAAGTGATGGAAGGCGTAGGTGCCGGTAACGATGCTATTCAGTCTCAGACAGAGGCCAACGCGTAGTACCCCATGCCGACAGCAGGACTTGACGTTTCACGTACCAGGTACAAGCTGAATGCCTTGTTGCCTAGCGGCGAGGTGCTCGAGATCCCGAACGCCATCGTGGACTCCATCTCGACTGAGGAGTTAGATACGGAGCTGGCTGTCAGGCTTTCTGCATCCATGCAGAACACGATGTCGCCGTGGGGGTACATGAACGAGGTTATTGCCTTGGGCGTGCGCCTGCAGCTCATGGCCGACTGGGGAGAAGGGTACACGGAAATCTGGCAGGGGAACTGTTGGACGTCAGGCCTGCACGCAACTTCAAGAGAGGGAATGCGCTTCGAGCTGGTTGGTTACGACATCCTTAGGCGGCTAACGCAGTCTAAGGACGATTATATGACCAATGCGGGCGACGACGCGATGACGTTCCTCAAACAGGTCCTGACTGACTACGAATATACTCTAGGTACCGTCTTCCCTTTCGGGCCAAATGCTACGATGCCGCAGTACAAATTCACCGGATCGATGGCCGAATTGATCAACACCATCTTCCAGAACGTCTTTACCAAGGACGCGGGTGAGTTCTACCTTCGTGCACGGCTTGGCAAGGTTGAGATCATGGCGCCAGGACAAAATCAGCCCATCTACTACGTCGACGGCAATGTTGCTGAACAGTGGGATGATGTCGAGGATATGTCCCAGCTGATCACTGAGATTCGGGTAGGTGGTGTTGCACCCCCTGGTCCTGCTGACGACTCTCCTGACCATTTAGCGCAGCCGGGTGAGATGTCAGCTTCGCCTCAAGGCCAGGTCATTACTGGACCGTACCGGCAGCGATTCGGCAAGATCCGCGAGGTTATCAACACGTCGTCACAGTTGTCGGTTGATGATCCGTCTGTAATGGACGATACGGCTCAGATGATGATGGACGCTCGTGGTGAGCCTACTCGGCAGCAGAAGATATCCATGCCGGATATTCCGTTTCTGCGACGCGGTGACTGGCTCCATTTCCACGTAGGAACTCTGGACGGACGTTACATCGTAGCCGGCGTTACACATGACATCACCAACCACAAAATGTCGATCACGGTCAACAATCACGGTACTCTGAACTACCGACGTATCAAGCGTCAGAGTACACAAGGCGTTGGTGGTCCTGCGGATGAGGATCAGAGCGTACGCGTGCGCGTGTACCCAGAGATCCCGCTCAAGGTTCAACCTGGTGGTACTGCAGCGATTGCGGCTCAAGCAACAGCCGAAGCCCGTTCTGTCGAACAGATGGCTGGGGCCGATACTGGTGACGCAGGATTCTGACGATGCCAGAAGGAGCAGCTGCATTCCACGCAGCATTCCAGGAGATATTCAACGCCCATGCGGAGACTCCTCCAGTTCTGGACTGGGGATATATCGACTCCGAAGGTCTCCACACGCACGTGTTCCCCAAGGTTATACCTCATACCGGTTACTACTGGTTGAGAGGTACGTTCTTGCGGGATCAGGATATGACTCAGACGACATCGAACCCCTCAACGGGGACGACGCATACGCATACGGTTCCGATGCCACCTCAGCTTACACCGGCAGCCGCTGAAGACCTGCTTCTCGTGGCCTGGGTAGGATCCTATGCGGTGGTTATCGGCGTGGTAGTGGCATCTATGGGTATCGCGGGGACCTTATGACACAACCAGCCCCGCCAACAAACGTAACGCAACCACTGTACAGTACGTTCACAATGCCGCGGGTTATTCCCGCAATTTCGGCATTGATGCCTCCCGTCACATATCTTCCTGCGCCAGGTTACGACTTCGTGAAGATGGCGTGGATGATTGACGGGAGTGGAAATCCGATCATGATTGACGGATATTCGGCCTGGGAACAGTGGTGTATGATGACGATCATGATCCAGAGGTATGCGTTCCTAGTCTTTAGACGACGGTACGGTACGGATCTGAACTTAGTGATGCACATGTTCGCCCGGCCAGATGCAGAGGCAATGGCCGTTCACGTCATCCGTGATTCACTCACGTCGGACAAGAGAACCAAGGACGTGACGAACTTCCAGTTTGACTGGTCATTGGGGCCAGATACGATGATGGTGACGTGTGATATCATCCCGACAATCGGTGATCCTCGACGGATCGGTCAGCTTCCTGTGAGGTTTGCGTGATATGGCAGTAGAACGTCGTCCAATCAGCCAGTACTCCATCCTACGATGGGTTCTGTTGGTCATTGCAGTCCTTCTGTTCCTTGCCGCTGCGTTCCACGTGACGTTAGGCGGAGTAGACCTTGTTCCTCTTGGTTTAGCCTTCGGGTTCGGAGCGGGAATCGTCCCGTAGTACACCATCATGCCCATCTACCCACCACTCTACGCCACGGACGGACAAACTACTGACGTCATCCTGAACAGGATGCTGGTAAACTGGCGTGCTCTGAACCTCAACCTCAATGCGGCTGAAGGGTCGTTCATCTGGAATGTCCTACGGACGATTGCTATCCAGATGTCCCTGATGAACGACGTCGCGATTCAGACGCGTCAGTTGATGTTCATGCAAACTGCAGGGCAGTTAGGTACTGGTGGTTCTCCGTACTTGGACTTGGGCGGCAACGAGAAGGGTATTCCCAGAAACCCGGCGCAGGCCGCGACTGTTGTCGTACATTTTCTTGGTAACGCAGGCGTTACTATACCTGCTGGCACAAGGGTATCTACGCCTGTCATCGCTAATGTCCCGGCTCAGGTCTTTGCTACGAATGCTTCTGCGGTGCTGAACCAGTCCGGCTACGCAGATGTGACGTGCACAGCAGTAACTCCTGGTGCAAACGGCAACGTTGCGAGCCTGTCCGTTCAGTTCCTTCTGGATCCGGTGCCCGGCATCACGCAGGTTACAAACCCTGATCCTGCCGAGGGCGGTGTCAACCTTGAGTCCGACAGTGATTACCTCCTTCGGTACCTCAGGTTGGTGCAAGCACCTCCGGCGTCCGGTTCCGAATCGGACTATGCCAACTGGGCGCTCAGCGTAGCAGGTGTTGGTGGTGTAGCAGTCCTGAGTAGTGACGAGCCGGGTGGTCCAGGTCTCGACCGTGTCACCATTGCGATCATCGACAGTAACGGGCAGCCAGCCAGCCAGTCCCTCATCGACGCAGTTCAGGATTACATCGCGCCGCCGTGGATAATTGAGGACGAGGCTGAGGGTATGACCCTCTCGTCTACGGGCACGCTGAGCATTGATCAGTCGCAGACGGACGACATCGGTTACTCGGTCCTGATGCAGTTCCGGAACAACTCGCAAGGCATCGTCTCTGACACCTTGAGGTCGCCTACAGTGTCGAAACCGCAACATGGCGGTCAGTGGGACGCCCGCTTCCGTCTCAAGCGCGGGGCGGGTACCGGTGCCGGAACGTGTATGACGCTTCGTATCTGGAACGACTCGGCGAACGCCTTGGCACTTCAGACGCCTGGCGGCGCTAACGCGACAATGGCGGTTACAGCTTCACAGCTGACGACTAGCTTCCAGGACTTCATCCTAAGGTACTACGATAACGGTACTGACTACCTACACGCTGAGGTCATCCGTGAAGGAACTGGTGATAACACAACTCAGGTGTGGTATGACCGTGCAGTGTTTCAGTCAGAATTCGGTCAAAGCGGCAAGACTATCTCGCCGACGGGCGCATTCGTCAACGTCATTGCTGCAGTGCCAGTCGTAGTCAATATCTCCCTGACACTGACGATCGTAACGGGCTACGATATCGCCAACGTCCAATCGGCAGTGACGGCGAACTTGAACACGTACATGAAGTCCATCTCCCTCAAACAGGACAACGATGTCAGGTACGCTCGTGTTGGTACAGTTATCCTTGACACACCTGGCGTTGCTGACTACTCAAACCTTACGATGAACGGTGGGATTGCAAACGTCACGGTTGGTCCGCAGCAAGCAGCCGTTCTCGGTACGGTGACCTTCTTGTAACACATGCCGTTCAAGTGGTTGACCTCTACAAATGGTCTGCAGATGTTCTCGTACCTACCACCGGACTTCTACGAGAACGACCAATTGACACAGGCGATCCTTCAGGTCGTTGGTCTAGAAATGGACCAGTTCCAGTCCGACCTGAAAGATGTGTTCAATCAGGCGTATGTAGACACGGCAGAGGAATGGGGCCTAACGCTGTACGAGCAGCAGTTAGGTCTTCCTTGGGCTGAAGCATCTCCGAACGATGAACGGCGATCAACGGTTATCGCCGCTATGCGCGGTCTCGGTACTATCACGACCGAGCAACTGGAGAAGATTGCTGACTCTTGGGAGTTTGGCACTACACAGATCCAGGAGATTTACGGTCAGGGTCTACTCATCGTCCGTATCTTGGACGTCAGAGGCGTACCCTCGAACCTCAACGACCTCACTAACGCGCTTATGGCCAAAAAGCCTGCGCATCTGAAGCTCCAGATCCAGTTCTCCTACTTCACGTGGGATATGCTCGACGCGAAACACTGGACTTGGGATCAGTTTGATGCCATGAACTTCACGTGGGATCAACTGGAGGTCGCTTCGTGATCCACGTACACGTATCAATGTCAACTGCCGGAGTGACTCCTGAGGAGGCGAAAACCTAATGTCGACCTTGCTTCCGAAGTCAGGGGTCCAAATTCCTGCTGGGAACGAGATTGTTAGCCGGGCTTTCTTCACTTCGAACTGGAATGCCCAGGACGCAAACCTCGCTTCGCAACTTCAGGCCGATCAACCGCTGTACCTGAAGAGTGTGACCTATGACTCGGGCAATGGTCGATTCGCCTTCGTGTTCGGGTATGGACGTATTCGGTTTCCCGGTGTTATATACACGTTTGCCGATGGCACAAGTTATTACATCAACTCCCCATTGGCGAACACGACCTACCACATCTATGTCGGGTCGGACGGCGCTCTGCACTATAACACGACAGGTGGTACAGTCGCCGGTTGGGCGAAGATTTGGCAGGTGGCGGTTGGAGCAACACTCACCAACCTCACAGTCACAGACTGGAGAGGTCAAGAGCCTACTACCTATGCTAGAGGGGTTGAGGATCAACTCAACACCCACGTCGCTTCTGCTGATCCGCATCCTCAGTACGCGCTCGACACGGATCTCACTCCGGCACGCGTTGGCGCAGTCTCCAACGCAGGCGGTGTTGCGGCATTACAACAAGGAACC